AAGAACTACAAGGCGCGCAGGTTGCTCGGCAATCTGCTCGGTCTGATGACGGACGCTTCGCACCTCTCATGGACGTCCTGCGGCGACCGGCGATGCCTGGCACCTGAACACCAGCGGTACGGGACGATGAAAGAGATGTGTCGTGTCATGAAGCGCCGCGGGGTGTACGTCTCAGGCGCGCACCGCTCGATGTTATCGGCGCTCGGCCGTGCCAAGCACGCGAAGCTGCCGATTACCGAGCGCAGGACGGTGCTGCGCCTGCTCGCAGAGGGTGCGACGCACAAAGAGATTGCCGCGCGCTACGGCGTGCACTTCACGGCCGTGAGCAAGGCGGTGCAGTCGTGGGAACGCGCTACCGGCAGCGCGGTCGAATTGGGAGATGCGGCGTGAGGGTTCATCCGGTCGCGGACATCTTCCCGCGCATGACGGCGGCCGATTACGCGGCGCTGCGCGACGACATTCAGAAGAACGGCCAGCGTGAACCGATTTGGGTCTGGAAGGGTCAAATCATCGACGGCCGGCACCGGGCGCAAGCCTGCGAAGAACTTGGCATTGAGCCGGCGGCACGCGAGTACGACGGCGAAGAATCGACCCTTGTTGCGTTCGTGGTGTCGCTGAACCTGCACCGCCGGCACCTGGACGAATCGCAGCGAGCGATGGTGTTCGCTCGGCTCGCGACGTTGCCGAAGGGGGCAAATCAGCATACCGCAATTGCGGCACCCACTCAGGCGCAGGCGGCGAAACTGCTGAACATTAGCGTCGATAGTGGGCAGCGTGCAAGACGTGTACTCGACCAAGGCGCACCAGAACTTGTGGCCGCAGTTGATCGCGGCGAAGTGAGCGTGAGCGCAGCGGCTAGTGTTGCCTCGCTGCCGCAAGAGATCCAGCAGGACATTGTGGCAACCGGGCCGGAAGAAGTCGTCGAGGTAGCAAAGACGATTCGGGCCGCGCCGCACGTATCGCACAACTCTGGAAATAACGAGTGGTACACGCCGCAGGAATACATAGACGCGGCCGTGGCAACGATGGGGCGTATCGACCTGGACCCGGCCTCGTCCGAGGTTGCTAACCGGCGCGTTGGCGCGGAGAGGTTCTACACGGCAGCGGACAACGGCCTCGCTCAGAAGTGGCACGGCAATGTCTGGATGAACCCGCCCTATGCGCAACCGCTGATCTCGGAGTTTGCTGCGGCTCTTGTTTCAAAGTACCAGAGCCGTGAGATCGAGCAGGCGTGCGTGCTCGTGAACAACGCGACGGATACCGGCTGGTTCCGCCTGCTCGCTGAGGCCAGCAGTGCAACGTGTTTCACGAAGGGGCGCGTGCGGTTCATCGACCCGGATGGCAACCCGTCTGGTGCCCCGCTGCAAGGTCAGGCCGTTCTCTACTTCGGCGGAAACGCAGATGACTTTGCCCGCGAATTCAGAAAGCTCGGGTACGTGTTTGTCGGTAAGCCGGTCGCGTTGGCAGCATGAGCGAAGCGGCTGTCAGAGGAAAGATTCGCAACAGGGAACTGGCGCTAGTTGAGCGCGATTTCAGCGGCCTTCGTTGGAACCGGATCACACCGACGGACATAGACGCATTCGTGGAATTTCAGGACAAGCTGTTCGTGTTTATCGAGGGCAAATTCGCGGGTGCTGTGCTGCGCGGCGGGCAGCGGCTGGCGCTTGAACGGCTTGTCGACCGCTGCCACGTGCCCGGCGAAAAGAAATACAGCATTGCCTTCGTTGTATCCCATGACGGCTCTGATTGCTTCGACTACGCGAATGCGGCGGTAGTCGAGTACCGCTGGCAGGGAAGATGGATGCGCCCGAAGTGTCAAACAACGCTTAAGCACGCGATAGACAAGATGAAGGGGCGGTATCTCGATAACGTCGTCCAGTACAGGGACCACGCCGCGTGGGTTGCCAGCTACGAGGGCGCTGAATGACCGATCACCTCAAATGGTTCCGCCTCTACGGCGAGGCCGTTGACGACGAGAAGCTGCGCCTGCTCGCCTTCGAGGACAGGTGGCACTTCATTGCGCTGCTCTGCTGCAAAGCGCAGGGCCTGCTCGACCAGACTGACCCGCTCATGCGCCGGAAGGTTGCGCTGAAACTCGGCCTCGCCGAGCGCGAGCTTGACGAAGTGGCTCGCCGGCTCGCCGAGGTGCGCCTGGTGGATGCCGACACCCTCGAGCCGCTGGCCTGGGACAAGCGCCAGTTCAAGTCCGACGACTCGACGGAACGGGTTCGCGCCTATCGGGAACGCATGAAACGTTGCGAAGCCGTTACGAGAAACGTTTCCGAATCGGCCCAAGAGACAGAGACAGAGACAGAGACAGAGACAGAAGAAGGAGAGAGAGAGGTGCGCGCCAAGCGTTCGCCTACCGGCTCACGCCTACCGGACAACTTTCCGACGGACGTTGAAATCTCGTGGTGCCGGCAGAAAAGGCCGGAACTGGACGCCTTCGAGTTGCGCGACAAGTTCCGCGACTTCTGGTGCGCCATACCCGGCGCGAAAGGCCGCAAGACGGACTGGCCGGCGACGTGGCGCAACTTCGTTCGCAAAGAGTTCGCGCCCTACCGGCCGCCTGCTCGATCCTCCCCGCAGTCCAGCCGTTCCGCCGTTGTCGCGCAGCTCACTGGCAGAGCCAATTCCCCCGAGGTGATTGATGTCGAACCCACTCCCACCGCAATACGTTGACCGTCTGTTCCGCAGGTTCGCTGCCTTCTACGGCTCGCAGAAAGTCGGCGCCATGTGGGCCGACATGAGCGTCGAGGAAATCGCCGAGGCAAAGGCAGTATGGGGACAGGCGCTCGGCCGGTTCACGCCGGCCAGTATTGCCAGTGCGCTGCAGCGGCTCGTCGATTCCGGCAACGGCTGGCCGCCGACGTTGCCTGAGTTCGTCGAGCTCTGCCGGCAGGCTGCCATCGGCAGAACCGCGGCCATGCTCTACTCCGAGCTGCCGGCGCCAGGTGAGAGCCGCACCGACGTCGAAACAGCCAAGCGCAAGGTCGCCGAATTGCTGGCCGGGCTGGCGAAGTCCAAGCGGATGCCGACCGAATGACCTGCGCCACCTGCCGCCACGCCGCCCAGCTCGGCCCCGTGCTCTGCTGCCGGCACCCGAAAGAGCCGCAGCGCGACCTGGGCCCGCGAGCCGCTGCCGTCGTGTGGCGGGACAGGTGCGGTGGCAAGGGGTGGGTGCGATGATCGTCCTACCCTGGCCTCCACGCGAACTCTCGCCGAACGCCCGCGTCCACTGGGCGGCGAAGAGCCGCGCGGCCAAGGCGTACCGCTCGGCGTGCTACTGGCTCGCCAAGCGCGACGGCAAGCGACCCGAGCACGACGGCCGGGTGCACGTCCTGATCGAGTTCGTCCCGCCGGATCGCCGCAGCCGCGACCGCGACAACATGCTCGCGTCGATCAAGTCCGGGCTGGACGGGCTGGCCGAGGCGCTCGGGGTCAACGACTCGCGCTTCGACCTGACCATCCGCGTCGCCGACCAGATCGGCGGCATGGTCCGGGTGAGCGTTTCACATGAAACCGAACCGGAGGAGGACGCGTGGGCGTGACCTCCATCTTTCAACGCGACGACACAACCAAGGAGTGAGCCATGGAACGCGAGTTTTCGTACGCCAACGCGAGGAATGTTCTGTCCGGCAGCATCGCGCGGACCGCGACCGAGATGGAGCAGGCACGGCAGCTCTCTCGCTTGGGCGAGGCGATCGACAGCCTCATGGGGGCGGGCCTCGAGCTGGGCACGCAGTTCGATCGGCCGGCGGGAGGTGAGCGGTGATCAAGATGTCAGTCCGGGCCGATCTTACGGCCGCGCGCGACCAGCTCCGGCGGCTCGAGAAGGGACTGCGCGAACAGGCGATCGCCTCTGCGTTGAACCGCACCGCAGAGATGGCCAAGACCGCGGCCGTGCGTGACATCACGCGCGACCTCAACCTGCAGGCCAACTATGTCCGGGGGCGAATCCAGATCCGTCGCGCCTCGGCCAGGTCAGGGGTGCTCGAGGTCACGCTATCCAGTCCGGGCAAGCGCTCGGCCAACCTGATCCGCTTCGCCGAGCGCCGCGTGACGCTAGCCACGCACCGCAAGCGCACGAAGCAAGGCACGCGCGGCGTGTACGTGAAAATCCGGAAGGCGGGCGGCTGGAAGCTGGTCAAGGGTGCATTCATCGGCAACCAGGGCCGCACCGTGTTCCGTCGCGTCGGGAAAGAGCGGCTGCCGATCGAGTCGCTGCAGGCGATCGACGTGCCACAGGCCATGTTCTCCGACATCGGCGTGGCGAACCTGAAGCGCGCCGTCGCCACGATCTTCCCGAAGCGCATGGCGCACGAGATCCAGAGGCTGATCAGGCGATGAAGCGCGGGTCCTTCCCACGGTTATCCACAGCGGGTGCAATGACGCCCGATAGCGTTGTAGCGCCAGACCAACACTATGTCCGTCCGAACGATCACTAGAGAGGATGCGGCGGCAATTGTGGGCTTGTCGGCGCGGCACATGCTGCGCTTGCACAGCGAGCCTGACCCGCCGCCGTGGCTGGGCAATGGGTATCACTGCGAGCAGTTTGGGAGGTGGTTGCGACGGAGGTGGATGCGCGAAGCTGGGGTGACCGATTCGGGCCAGGTCTACGACTATGAAACGGAGCGGGCGCGGCTGACGAAGGCGCAGGCGGACAAGACGGAATTGGAGGCGCGGGAGCTTCGGGGTGAGATGGTGATGGCCGAGCACGTGATCGAGTCTTGGTCGCGGATGTTGGGGGCGGTGCGGGCGCGGTTGCTGTCGTTGCCGAGCAAGGTGGGTCCGAGGACGAGGGCGGCGGCGGGCGACGAGGAGGCGGCGCGGGTGATCGAGGCCGAGGTGTTGGAGGCGCTGGAGGAGTTGAGCGGAGATGGACTGCCTGAGCGTACTCGATCGCGTCGAGCGGGAAT